TATTCGTTGATGATCCGCATGACCGCCAAGTGGATCTTGTTGACCTCAAATCTCGGTTTGTTGTTGAATTGCTCCGCCAGGTTGCCTTCCCACTGCGCGCCGGCAATGGAATAAAAGCGGCGATCCTCCAGGCACTGGAGGCGCTCGTCGCGCATCGCGGACTGGATGCGGTCGAATTCAAGCAGGGCGTCTTCGTGGACGCTCGCGAGCCGCTCGGCTTTGGTCATGCGTGCCAATGGATCGCTCCAAATAGTGTTTCCATATAACAATAGCACTTTCCGCTATGCGGAACAATAGTCGTATTTAACTCGCCATTGGCATCAGCGTGGCGACCGGCTTGGCCTTCGGCTTTGCCTGGGAGTTTGCCCGCCTCGCGCCTTCGCAGGCATAGCGAAGCGCATCGATAACGTGATTGTCCTTATCCTCTAGCAGCGGCAGCACCGATCCGGTGTTCGGATCGACCCTGTAGCTGTAGAGCGTCAGTTCATCGATGGTGTGCTTGCACCGAGGGTGCACGACAATGTCGAAACTCTTGAGCCACTCGACGCCTTCCTCGATGGACTTTGGCCCCTTGATGGCCGGCTGGATCTTGGGAAAGCCGTTCCTTCGCATGTGCGAGATGGTTTCTGGCCGAGCACTGTCCGCCACCATCGGCCAGCGTTCAGCCTCTGGGATCGTCATGAACAGCGACGGCGTGTCCACAATCTCGCAGCCGATTTGATATGCCTCATAGTCGATGTATAGCTTGCGCCCGATAATATGACTGCGCACCGCCACCGTTGGGTCGCTGGCAAATCCCCAGTCTGCGCCAAGCCGGTGTATCGCGTCTGGAGGCGCGTCGAAATCTTCCACGGTCCAGTTTTTGAACACCCTCGTCTCGCTGTTGCGGACGTACTCGCCGCGCCAGACGTGCATGTACTTGTCCGGGTCGCGGCGCTTGTCGTATTCCATCTCGGCGTGCAGGACATCCGGGAACCATGGATTGTCGGCATAATTCACCGGCACCACGACGCTGTGATCTGGCGCATTCGGACCACGCAGCAGCGCCTCGATTGGGTCGTCGTCGAAACGCGGGTTCCAGGTAAACCAAAGCTGGCTCTCCGGCTTGCGGATCGTCGGGCGCAAGATGTCGAGGGAGAACTGGCTTAGGCTCTGCGCTTCCTCGACCCAGGCGATATCGTAGCCTTCGAGTGACTTTATGCTGTCGGCGGTATGGTTCTGGAGACCCTGGAATATAATGATCCCGCCATGAACGCTGCGGATTTCGCTCTGCTTGACGTCAAAAAGATGGGCAACGCCCATCTCCTCAATTTTATTCTCCAACAGTTTCTTAACCGACTGCGCCAAGGACTTCTGGACCTCGCGCACACAGACCGCATCGACCTTGCCCATGGCCGAGCGCTCGATCAGCATCTCGGCGAAGAAATGGCTCTTGCCAGATCCTCGCCCGCCATATGCCGCCAGATAGCGCGGGCGCTCTGCCTCCAAGATCGGCAGAGACCAGCGTGGGGTTTTGATTTCGAGGTTCACCGTTTGGCCGCCGCCTCCCCCGCATCCCCCGCCAAGCGCTTCAGCGCCTTGCTGGCTGCGTCGCCAGCGCCCGGAATGATGCCCAGCGCCGCCGCAGCACCGGATAGACCAGCCGCGCCAAGGTTGCCCCAGGTCGGGTTATCGTAAGCCCTGCCTGCCGCCAGAGCCGCATCCTGCACATCTATGACGTCACCCAACCCAGGGGCCATCTCAGCAGCGCCCAATAGGTTGTATTGCGTAAACGCGGGGACGCCAAAGCCCGTCAGCGTCTCTACTGCCCACTTGCGGATCGGGTCTTGATAAGCGTCCAGTTCGCGCTGGCGCGATGTCCTCTCCGCCTCTGGATCATATGGCGCCGGCCTCGGGTTCGCAGCCCTGAACCGAGCCTGGAAACCATCCGATAGGCCGATCTTCGCCAGCACGTCGTCATAGAGTTCCGGGCTTGCAGATATCTCCGCCGCATAGCGATAGGCCGTGCCTTCGTCCATGCCCAGTTTCTCCATCAGGCCGCCTTGGATAATTTCCGGGTCCATCGCGTTAGCGTCCCCTGGCGCAAATAGTGCGGCCGCCGCAGAAGTTCCTCGTCCGCCACCGGGCGTCCCTTGTTGAACAGTCTCGTCAGGGACACGTCGTTTTCCAGACTTTACTACTTCGAGGAACTGTTGTGCCTCCTCTGGGGTCATTTCGCGCATGCCCTCATGCAACTTAATGTCATATTCGCGTAACTTCTCGTGAGTTTCTGCGGTAGGCCATTGGATCCCACTGTTAACAGCATTCTTTTTTGCTGTTTCTTCATCCACAATCTCGCCATTCCACAATCCTGGGATTAACGTCGGCTTCCCGTCGATGTCGACTTGCATGGTGTAAACCGTCGAAACAGTCCCGTCTTCGTTACGGACCCCTTTACCTTCGGCTAAAGTGCGATAATGGTGTTCAAGAATTGGGTCCATTGCGTTAGCGTCCCCGGGCACAAATAGTGCAGCCGCCGCCCCCGTTCCCAAAACGGCGGGCGCTAGTGTATTAAACTGGATTATTTTTCCCAGTTTGTCGTCCCGATTGACACGCTCCCTAATTCGTTTTGCGGTTTTCGGGGCGACGCTTTTCAGCCAGTTCGGGTCGGTCATGTATGCGCGGATGGCCTCGGCCATGTATTCGCGCGGCACGTCTTCGTCTTTATAGCCGACATGCTGCGGCAATGTTTGCCGTGTGGTCCGCTCCTGACCTGTCACGCCAGCGTTGTAAACAAATCGGAGTTCTGTATCGAGCCCCTTGACATCGATCTGGCCTGCGAGTTCATCGACAGTGTGGCCAAGTTCATGCGCGTAAACTCTTGGGACTTTTTTTTCCGGCAAATCGCGGTTTAGCGCTATTCCAGTCGGATTACGGTATCCAGACGTGGTGAGCCGTCCTGCGTCTCCTTTGATCGCGCTCGACGCAACGATCTCAGCAGGTCTGCCCGTTGTTGCCGTTGCAAGGGCGTCAAATTCCTTTGGCGAGAGGGCTTCATCCGCTCCGCCTTCCACTCGGCGGCCCACAAGATAGCGCGCTCGGATCTCGTCATCGTCCATCGTCCTCGTCAGGTTTCCGGCGCTGTCTGTCTGCGCGCCTTTCGGGTAATCTAGCGCAAAATCGCGTGGAGGTCGAGGAAATGGGTCAAAAATTGACCATATTTTTGACACTTCACTACTCCTTCACGCCAGGGTCTATAATGCGTCTGGTGATACTGATCTGCAACGCGCCGCCGTTGTCGCCAGTGATCTCTTGCTTGTCCCTTTGGCCGAGCATCTGCTTGCCAAGCCAAACCAGCATCGTCGGGTTGCCGTCCTGGGCCGCCTTCCACTGCGCGCGGCGCAGCGAGGCCTTCCCTTCGCCCTGGTGTTTTTTATACAGGGCTTCAAAGTTATCCACACCTTCGATGCCCTGCTCCTTGATCCGTCGGTTCAAGGTGGTGTCGCTCATGTTCAGGATGTCGCAGATTTCGTCGCGCGTGCACTGGATGCGGATCATGTTGATCAGCTGCTCCAGTTCCTTTTCGGTCATCGGCTTCATCGGACCCTTCGGCCCTGTCTTTTTGCGCTGGGCGGCAGGATTTCGGGTCGCTGGTGCTTTGCGGGCGTCCATCATGCAGCCTCCCGCTTGCATTGAGGAACGTATAGAAACGAAGCAGTCAGCCGTGAAATTGATGCGTTTTTGTTTGTTTGAGTTTTTGCCTTAGTACCGAGAGGTGAAACCCTGCTTGGTGCGCGATCCATAATCCATGCGACTGATTTGTGTCGATGCCCAATCATTGCTGGATGCGATGTGACAGACCGAAATTTCTTTCCGCGTTGATGCAGCCATTCCCCAACAAACTCAGACAGACAATTCCCAAGGCCAAAACCTTGATAATCTGGCAGCGTGACTGTCCTATGCTCTCTCCACACGTTCTTGACCTTTGGATGAGGAAATGGAAGCACCGCCGTAAACGCAGCCGGTTCTTCATCAAACATCAATACAAAACATGTTGATGCTTTGTTCAAATCGGCGCTCAAATAGTGATTTCCTGCAAACAGTCGCCAAGCAGAGTGATGACACCGGAATATCTCAATTTTTGCCGATGGTCGCCTTTCTGACCTCCATTTGAACAATGACGCGGAAACGTCATAAACCCAATCGGCTTGCAACCAACCTTCCACATCATAGTGACAAGTCACCGCCACAAATTTCTTGTTTGTTCCCTTGATCGCCTTTTGAGCCGCATGGCTGCCTACCTTAGCCACGTTGCGATCCACAACCGATGTGAACTCATCAAACACGATTAAATCGCGCTTGTCCGTCAAGCATCGAGCAAGTTCGCACCTGAATTTTTGCCCATTGGAAAGCGCGCTATATGGCAACAACCATGCAGGTGGTGAAGAAAACCCAACATGCGACAAGGCGTTGGTAATGTCAGACGCAGACAAGCCATCATCAAAATCGTCCAGCAACGATGCTGATGACCAATCATAGCCTTGATGATAGGCGTCATCGCCAAAGACACGACGAGCGACCGTTGTCTTGCCAGACCCAGACGCGCCAACAATCAACCCAATTTGCCAATCTTTGTCCTCAATCGGCATGCTGATACGCCATTCTTTACGCAATTTTTTTGTTGCTGGAACGTCAAACATCCCAACAACTTTTTCAGTTCGAAAAGATGGTTTGTATTCTGTTTCGACTATATGGTCAAAATGCGGCATTTGTAGCCCTCCGTTGTCAGAAGGTTAAACACCACCTCCTGTTCGGTTTCGTCTTTACATTCTACGGCAATTTCAAATGTGGCGTGAAGTTCTTTTTGATCTGGTAGCGTGTCATCGTCTTCGCCGTCATTATCAAACAGCGCGCCGATCTCGTCCGTCTCAAAGCCGGTGAGGCTGAGGTCGAAGCCCATCTCCTCGAGTTCGCCGAACTCAAGCGCCAGAAGTTCGTTATCCCAGTCCGCCAGTTCGGCAACCTTGTTCACCGAGAGGCGGAAGGCTTTGATCTGCGCTTCGCTCATATCATCGGCGAGGACGACTGGCACTTCGGTGAGGCCCAGCTTCTTGGCGGCTTTCAGGCGGAGGTGTCCATCGACGACGGTGCCGTCGCTCTTGGCGCAGATCGGGACGCGGAAGCCGAACTCTCGGATGGCAGCGGCAACCTTGTCAACGGCGTGATCGTTTTTTCGCGGATTGCGCGCGTAGTCGATGCAACGCTCGATGGGCCAAGTCTCGAATGTCAGTTTCATGCTTTCCCTCATCTCGGCACAGAGCGGGCCGGGCGCGTCAGCATGATGGCTTCCTTCTCCCCAAAAAAAAATCGCCGGCCCGATTAAAGGCCGGCGAAGTCCAGAACCAAACAAAGGGAGGATACGCCTAATGACCTGGGTGAGGAGGGCCATCAGTCAGATCAAGATATGCCATTTCCCGGATGCGGTCAAGCAGCCAGCCAACCGCCGCATCGGGACCGGTATCGGGTATATCACCCCTTACGGGGTGATTTATACCTGCCGATACCGGGTCCACTCGCCTTTGCCACCCGGTATCAGAAACCCCGATACCGGCTAGGTACCGGCTGATACCGCCCCATTTTTCTCCATTAATAACAAAGACTTATACGTCTTATCGACCAGATACCACCCGATACCGGTGTCATCTGTCGGCGCTATAATGCCAGCCTGGAGCAAAAAGCCGATCAGCTTGGTTTGCACAGACGGCTTGGCGCAATTCTTGGCGCTTGCCTGCGACAATCCGCGGCAATCAACATAGAAATTTATGACGTCGTCACGGCTGATGCACGGGCTAGCCTCGAAAAGATTCGCGCCGCCGGAATGCCACCAGCAGGCTCTAAAATCCTGCTTCATGCGAGCCAGCTTGCTGTCCTCTTTCAGCGGCGCCTCCGGCCCATCGGACGGCATCAAAACGGCGCTGGCGACCTTCTCTCCGTCCTCGTCAAACCAGCCGGCAATCTCAACGCGGTCCAGCGACGCGAAAATTGGATCGGCCAGTTCTGCATCCTTTGATTTGCGCTGCACGACTTCGATGACGTCACCCGGCACGACGCTGATCTCGATATCGAGTGCGCCCCTCCATGCGCTCGACCCGCGCGCCCGGTGTTGAGCCTCGGCTGATACTCCAGTGTGGTGCACCAGGATTACGGTGCAGCCAAACTCCTGGATCAGCGCGCCGCAGGCGTCGAGCATTGTTTTGGTATCTTGGGCGCTGTTCTCATCGCCATCAAGGAAGCGGTGCAGCGTGTCCACCACGATAGCGGATGGCGTGACGGACAATGCCCGGATCGCATCGGCTGTTTTTTGATAGCCGGCGGCGGTGTTGAGATCCAGGCCATGGCGTGACAGCCACATATCCAGGCTGCGCACGTCGTGGCGCTGTTTCCAGGCGGCAACGCGGCCGCGCAGGCCGTGGTGTCCTTCGCCGGCCAGATAGATCACCGGGCCGTGGCGAACCTTCCGGCCATGCCACTCGGCGATCGCGCCTTTGCTGGCGATCGACAGCACCATGTCCAGGACCAAAAACGTCTTGCCGCCGCCAGATGGCCCATGGATCATAATGAGCGCATCGCTCTGCACCCACCGCTTGATCAGCCACTTGATCGGCGCGGGTTGTTTCGAAAAGTCGTCAGCAGGGACCAGCCAATCATCGACCGGCGGGAATAGCAGGCCGTGCAAATCCTTGCCGGCCAGATGGTAATCGTTCGCATCTCCCAGATCGGGCGGCATGACGATCCTAGCGCCGTGCTTGGCGGCGGCTTCGTCGGCCTTGTTGCGGCCAACGCCCGATGCGTCATGGTCGGCCACGACCACGATATCCTGCTGCGAGCCGTGGCGCTCGCGTAGCTGGCGGACTACCTCCGGCAAATTGTTGGCGCTATAGGCGATGACGACTGGACGGTTGGCGACCTCCCGGATTGTGGCGGCCGTCGCAAATCCCTCGGCGACAAAAATCGTGCCGCCATCCAGATCGCCGAGTGTCCAGGAACAGCCGCGCGTTACCGCGCCTGGATGGTAACGCTTTTCATCACCGATATATTGCAGGCTGGAAAGGCTTCCATCCTCCGCAAACAGCGGGACGATCAGACGGCCATCGCCGGTCGCGCGGGCACCGTGCGATTGAATGCCTTTGCGCTTGAGGTATGGATGATCGGCACTGGCAGCAATTGCGCCGGCCCAGATGTCGGCAACCGTCTCGGCGGCGACCTCGGCCTTGCGCTTGCGCTCCTCATCGCGACGGGCCTTGGCCTCCGCTTGCCGGGCAATCAGGCGCATCTCTTCGGCTGGCGAAAGCTTGCGGCCAATGTCGGCACGAAACACCACGTCGATCTGATCCCGCCAGCAGCCAAAGCGACCGGCCACTGGCTCGTCGGGAAATGCAACGTACCAGCCAGAATTGTCGCGGCTCCGGCCCCTGGTGCTGAAACGATGCAGGTTTCCGTCGATCACGATATTCGACGGCGGGTTGATCCCAGCCGCAAGCATGGCGTCGGCAAGCTGGATCTCAGGCGGATCGGCGGGGAGGTCGGTCGGAATGCGGATTGGACCGCCAGGAATTTTAGCCATTATCGCGCACCCTATCATCTACAAGCTGACCGTGCCGCTGAGCGTCCAGCAATATCCCGCAGCAGGCCATGACGTGGCCAAGGTGCGAGACACCGCTTTCGGGGTCAAGGTCTTCGACCTCCTGCCATGCCTTGATGTGACGGAGCATGGCATGGATATAGACCGACGCGGCCACCTGCTTTTCCCGCCAGTTCCAGGCTCCATATTTGTCGGCCCCTAGCTGATGCGCGCCGGCAGCAGCTTCCAGGGCGGCAAGCGGGATCAGGCCGATAGACGGCTTCTGGACGCCGTAAATCGTCTTTGGATTATTGTCTGGCAGATCACTCATCGGCCTTTAGCTCCCCTGCCGTTAGGCGCTCGATCTGGTACTGCCGCAGCATTGGTGGGCGCTCGCCCCATCGGTAAATCCCGTGCGGCCAAATCCCGATGGCGTTGGCTAGGTCTTTGATCGATCCAAAATGCTGGATCGCATCGGCGGTGGTCATTTTTTTTCTCCTCATTGCTGATTTTTTTAAACTTAGGTGTTGACGCCCGCGCAGTCAATCCATATATTCAATTCATAGGCAAACGGAATTAACCGACCGCCAACACGGAGAAAAGAACATGCCAAAGTATATCTACATGGAAGCTTGCCCGGCCCTTAGCGGCAAAGCCCGTCAATTTGGCCGCAGGTATCGCAAAATGGCCGTTGTCGAACTGGAGCCCGGCTTCGAGGGCCGGCCCAAGATGATTAGCGAGCGCGCGATTGGCGTCCGCCGCGTCGTGGAGTGCTCAACGGAGCATGTCGGCACGACGCCGCGCAGCGCTGGCGTGCAGACGATGGTGCGCTACCGTGCCATGGTCGCAGCGCTGAACGCCGACAACGCCTAACCAACCGCAAACGAGGAACTGAGACGATGACTGATGCACTGAAAGCCCAACTGATCGCCGCAGGTTACACCGACGCTCAGATCGCGAAGGAGGCAAAATACTTGGAGCGCGCGACGCGCGAGGAAGAACTGATCCGCGCCGACAAGGCGTGGAACTACGGCATCCATCATGCAACTTGCTACTGAGGCGCGCTAGCGCCTCCCCACTCTTTCACACAACCTGGAGGATCTGCCACATGGCAGTCAATGTACAAAACACCGGCTCAACCAGGGACGGCAACGTCAAATTCCTGGTCTACGGCCAAGCCGGAGCCGGCAAAACCAGCCTGATCCCGACGATGCCCAACCCGGTCATTCTTTCCGCCGAGGCTGGCCTATTGTCGATCAGGGACAGCAACCTGCCGTTCGTTGAGATCGACGGCATGGACACGCTGCGGGAGGCATACAAATGGCTGACCGGCAGCGATGAGGCCAAGGCGTTTGATAGCGTGGCGCTCGACAGCGTCAGCGAGATCGCCGAGGTCTGCTTGGCCACTGAAAAAGCGAAAAGCAAAGACCCGCGACAGGCTTACGGGGAGATGCAGACGACCATGGCCGAGGTCGTCCGCTCGTTCCGAGACCTGCCGCGGCATGTTCTATTCACCGCCAAACTGGACAAAACCCAGGATGAAATGGGCCGGATGCTCTATAGCCCATCGATGCCCGGTCAAAAGACCGGCCAAGCGCTGCCGTATTTTTTCGATCTGGTGCTAGCCCAGCGGGTCGAAAAAGATAGCGACGGCAACATCCAGCGGGCTTTGATGTGCCAATCCGACGGGCTGTGGCAGGCCAAGGATCGCAGCGGGAAACTTGACGCATGGGAAGCGCCCGACCTTGGCGCGCTGATTGCCAAGATTGGGGGTGCGTGATGGGCCGTGTTTACGAAACGACAAATGACAGAATTGATCGCGAGGTAAATGCGCTGTTGCAACAGTATTTTGATGTTAACAGCGCTAATCAAGTCATGTTTATCAGCGTTGCGCTGACCGCTGACGGTTTGGCGCGTGGCGTCAATAGGTTCATCACGGAAAACCCTGGCATCACAAAAGTTGCAGCAGGATACGACGAATATGTTGAGTATGTATCCGATAGGGTGGTGCGCACCCTAAACGAAGCAATGGAGATGCTCGAAAATGACTGACCAAATCCATAACCTCGACATAGACACCGCCGCAGCCGAGTGGATCGCAGCCAAAGAAGCCGAGCGCGAAGCGGTCGAGCGTCGCCGAGCGCTGGAGGACCACATGCTTTCGCTGCTGGGCGTGCCGGACACGCTGGATGGTACGGCCAAAACCGAAACCGATGGCGGACACAAAATCAAAGTGGTCGGTCGGATCGGGCGCAAGGTCGATGGTGATCTGGCGCAAGAAATCGCGGCAGAGCATGGCTTGGAGGGCTATTTGGCCAAGCTGTTCCGCTGGAAGCCGGATCTTGACTTAGCCGTCTGGAAAGCAACCGACCCAGAGGTCACAACACCTTTTCTCAAGGCGATCACAAGCAAACCCGGTCGCCCTTCCTTCACCATCGAACAGGAGTAAAACACGATGGCATTTTTCACCAACACAATCAGCTTGGCGGATATTCCGCAAGATGAACAGCGCGGTCCAATGGAGCCGATCCCCGAAGGCGTTTACGACGTCGTAGTGCAAGGCATTGATTTGCGCACGACCAAAGCCGGAACGGGTCAGTATATGGCGACTAGGCTCGACGTCACAGGCCCGACGCATCAAGGCCGAGTGCTCTGGACCAACATAAATTTCGATAACCCCAACCCAACAGCGACGGCCATCGGCCTGCGTCAGCTTGGCGAGCTTATGAAAGCGGTCGGCGTCGATCCGGTTGACGACACCGACCAGTTACTGGGCGGGCGGTTAAAGGCGACGGTCACGATCAAGGATGACGCTCAATATGGTCGGAGAAACGAAGTGAAAAAGTTGAAAAGCGCTGCGCCGGATCGGTCGTCGGCACCGTTGCTGGACAAAGCCGCGCCAGCCGCAAAACCGTCCAGCCCGCCGTGGGCTCGCTAAACAGGGAGCCGGGGCGAGAGCCCCGGCGATAACCATGACAAAAATGCCTGACAGCATCGACCGCGTGGCGATGGCGATTGATGCCTACCACGAAACGCAACCCGATTTGCCACGCGAACACCTTGGGGCGTCAATCCTTGGCCATCACTGCGACCGCTGGATATGGCTATCATTCCGCTGGGCCGTCCGCGAGGAGATACCGGGTCGGGTGCGGCGGCTATTCCGGCGCGGTCACAACGAAGAGGCGCTGATCGTCAAAGACCTGCGCGCCATTGGCGTCAACATCCGCGCAACCGAGTATGACCAGACCCTGATCGACTTTGGCACGCATATCGGCGGGTCGGTCGATGGCATCATCGAAGGCGGCGTCCCAGGCGCGGAGACCGCTAGGCACATTGCCGAGTTCAAGACGCACAACAAAAAATCGTTTGACGATCTGACCCGCAAGGGCGTGCTCGACGCCAAGCCTCAGCACTGGTGCCAGATGCAGCTTTATATGCATGGTGCAGGCATCCAGCGAGCCCTCTATGTGGCCGTCTGCAAGGACGATGACCGCATCTACACCGAGCGGGTTAAGTACGATCAGGAGGCGGCGGAGACCCTATTAGACCGTGGTCGGCGACTGGCTCTGGCCGAGCGTATGCCGGACCCGATCAGCGCCGATCCGACGTGGTATCAGTGCAGATTTTGCCCAGCCCACAGTTTTTGCCATGAGCGCCGGCTGACCCAGGAGGTCAACTGCCGGACCTGCGCACGGTCCACGCCGACCGATGACGGCAAGTGGGCCTGCGCGCGTTGGGACGCCGAGCATGTCGAGGTCGAGCATCAGCGGACTGGCTGCCATGCGCACGTCCTGCACCCTGATCTAGTGCCGTGGGCGATCAAAGACAGCGGCGACCCGAACGAAGCCGTCTACGTCATCGACGGTGTAGACGTTCGCAACGGCGAGGCAGACGCTTTTACATTTTCCAGCCAGGAACTAATCGCCGGCGGCGATGCCTGCGCGCGGCAAGAGGTTGGCGAGATCCGGCGGGCGTTTCCAGGCGCGACGGTGAGGGAGGTGCGCGATGTTACGCGACTACCAGCAGAGGGCGATTGATCAGCTATATGCGTGGTTCTCAGAGCATTCTGAGGGCCACCCATGCCTGGAATTGCCGACCGGCTCCGGCAAGAGCCACATCGTGGCGGCGTTGTGCAAAGACGCGCTGGAAAGCTGGCCCGGAACGCGCGTCTTGATGCTCACGCACGTCAAAGAGTTGATCCGCCAGAACGCCAACAAGATGTTGGAGCACTGGCCAGATGCTCCGCTTGGCATCTATTCGGCTGGGCTCAATCGGCGCGAGTTGGGCCAGCCGATCACGTTCGCCGGCATCCAATCTGTGCGGAATAAAGCCGACGACATTGGTCACATCGATCTGGTGATCGTGGACGAGTGCCACCTGATAAATCACAGACAACAGGGCGGGTATCGCAATCTGATCGACGATCTGACAGCCATCAACCCGGCGCTTCGTGTCGTGGGCCTGACTGCCACGCCATACCGGCTGGGCCATGGTTTGATTACCGACGAGCCGGCGCTATTCTCGGCCCTGATCCAGCCGGCGAGTATGGAAGAACTGATCCACAAAAAATATCTGGCCCCGCTGCGATCAAAACGACCGGATATCCGCATGTCAGTTGAAGGCGTTCGCAAACGCGGTGGTGACTACCGCGAAGATGATCTGGTCAAGGCCCTGGAGAAATTCGACACCGAGGGCGCTGTGCATGAGGCGATGCGTCGGGCCAATCATTGCCGGTCGATTTTGTTTTTCTGTACTGGCGTCGATCATGCCTATCAGGTGCGAGACATCCTGCGCGACCTTGGCATAACCGCAGAAACGGTTGTTGGATCAACGCCAAAGGACGAACGCGACCGGATTTTGACTGCATTCAGATCCGGCGAAATCCGCGCCGTCACCAACGCCAACGTGCTAACAACAGGCTTTGACCACCCGGATCTAGATTGCATCGTGTTTTTGCGCCCGACCCTATCGGTTAGCCTATACGTCCAAATGGCCGGACGCGGAATGCGGGTCAAGAGCCACACCGATCATTGTCTGGTGCTTGATTTTGCCGGCCTAGTGGCCACACACGGGCCGATCACGGCGGTAGATCCTGGGCGCAAAGCCGGCACTGGCGATGCGCCGGTCAAGATTTGCGAGCATTGTGACGAGATCAACCCGTTGGCCGCTCGCGAGTGTATTGGTTGCGGCGAGCCGTTTCCGGCGCCCAAGAAGAAAAGATTTGCGCTGGGCGACCTGGATATTATGAGGTCTGGAGCGCAAACGATGCCGGTCAAGCGCTGGCGTTGGCGCACGCAAGTCAGCCGGACCAGCGGCAACCCAATGCTGGCCGTGACGTATCACAAAGGGATATTCGACCAAGGTGTGACCGAATATCTGACGCTGGGCTACCCAGGCTATGCTGGGCAAAAGGCTGCGGCCACATTGGCCGAGATCGCGCGCAATGCCTGCGTCGATGCTGGGCAGCATATGGACCTGACCGAGATTGCCGGCGCGATGAACGCGGCCAAGCCGCCAGCATCGATCACCTACAAGCGTGATGGCAAATTTAACAGGGTCACAGGCAGATCATGGCAGACAGCGAGCACGTAGAACAGCGACGGCTAGTGCAGTGGTTCCGGCAGACATTTGCCGGCGTCCGCATATTCTCGATCCCAAACGGCGGGCACCGACACTTGAGCGTTGCGGCAAAGCTGAAGGCCGAGGGCGCTACGTCTGGCGTGCCTGATCTTTATGTGCCGAGCTGGCGGCTATGGATCGAGATGAAAAGATCCACCGGCGGCAGGCTGTCGAAAACCCAGATCGACTGGATTGACTACCTGACCACGGTTTGCGGCGATGATGTTGTGGTTGGTTCCGGCTTCGACGATGCGCGCGAAAAAATATCGGAGATTGCGCAGAAAAAAGGTTGACGTTTATCCGAAAAGGTTTACATTAAGGACATGGATTGACAAACAAAGGCCGTCACCCGGCTGAGAGCCATACCGGCTCCGGGGTAGGTAGGCCAAGGGAGGCTCTTATGAGCGCTCATGTTTCTTCTGCTGGCGTTGTCGCCAAGTTCTCCACCATCGCAGGCGGCACCTGGATTGAGGTGCGGGAGACGCCGCTTGGTACGACGCGCGTCTGGCGTTTCGACGACCAAGGCCGCGCTGAATGGGCGGATCTTGCGGAACTGCAAGCCGGTAATGCCCGCTGGTACGGGCACCAGTTTACCGCAAAGGACTTCATCCTTTGCTAACCAACACGCGGGGCTCAGAGCCCCGCTTTTTTTTTGATCTTGCTCTAAAAAAAGGTTGACGTTTGTCCGGGAAGGTTTAAATTAAGGACATGGCAAACGGAATGAGCCGACCGCCACCAACCTGGAGAAAAGAACATGACCCCCAACACTGAAAAGCTCTTCAAAGAACTGGCAGAAGATGCAGGCAACTGGAGCGGAACCCCACTGCTGGACATCACCGCTGCCCAGCGCGGCAACCTAACTGATCTGAAAAAGCTCGGGTTGGTCACAACCTGGAGGGACGAAGGTTGTGACTGGGTGGATTTCACCGACGCAGGGAAGGCTTTGGCCGCGGAAATGGGAGTTCGGTATTTTCAAGATTAGAGGCGCGCTGAAGCCTCACAACCCGCGGAGGCTTCGGCCTCCGCCACCAAGGAGATAGAAGATGGAACGCACACCGATTACAGATGCAGGCGTAGTTGATATTGAGGGCAACGGTTATTTTTCAGTTGTCGCGTCCACCGCAGCCGGTAATAATTTCGTTCTTTGTCATTCATTTGACAGCGAGGGTTCTGCCGAAGCCACCGCTCGCAGGGTTCTCGACGCCGGGTCAATCGACGAGGCGCGCTGGGTTTTTTGGCGCACCACTTACGGTTCAGCGGCGTTTGAGGCCGAAGAGGCAGAGGCTTATATGTACGCATCCGCCATTCGCTCGGGCGCTTGCTCGGAAGATGATCCTTCCATACCGGAGAACATCCGCACATTGCTTTGATCAACCGCGGAGGCTTCGGCCTCCGCCGCCAACTTGGAGAAACGAACATGGCTAAAATTGACACGATAGAAACGCTGACCGATTTTTTCGATAAATTGGATTTATTCGAAAAATACACCGTCAAAGAATTGCTGGAGCACTTCGTGTGCATTGACGGGGTCGTGTACGAGAGAGGAGATTTACACCAGTGCAAGGGCTGCGATGCCTACGCCCCGGTCCAGGTCGATATGGGTCGATTCGACCATTGCCAGGAGTGCGAACATGAAAATGCTCTGTAATATCCTCGAACTGGCGTGGCTCATTGCTGGCCTGTCCGCCTGCCTGATGTTCATCCTATGACCGATACAGATACTTTGATGGCCGTCATCCGGGTGCTGAAGGAACGGCACCCGGAAAAGCGCTCGCCGACTTTGCAGGAGATTGCCGATTACATGGGCATCAGCAAACAGGCCGCGCATCAGCGCACCAAAGTCGCCGAGCGACACGGGCTCATCTCGGTCATACCGCGCAAGCACAGAGGGATCATCTTACTGTGAAAAGGTGGACTGAGGACGAGGTCGAGCATCTCAAACGCATGTGGCTCGCACCGGGCCATACAGCCAGCGCGATTGCGCGGGAGATGCATCGAAGCCGAGAGAGCATAATTCGCAAGGCCCGATATCTGGATCTACCAAAACGGGTCGTAAATGCCGACGCCGTGCGCAAACACAAGGATGCCGTGCGCGAGATCGTTCGCGAGGGGTATGACCGTGGCCGCACTGTTGAAGAGATCGTCTGCAACCTATCTGACGCCGGCCACCAGATGACCAAAAACGCGGTCATCGGCCTAGCCAACCGCATGGGCCTGAAGAATAAAAAAGGACAGAAGTATCTGCCATACGGCACACCCCCGCCAAAGAACACAGAGGCGCAGGTGCGAAGCTGTCAATGGGTCAAGCAAATCGATCCTGGCTACCCGCCAAAAGTCGAATACTGCCACCGGAAAGCCGGTGAAGGCGGTGTCTGGTGCCAGCAGCACCGGGAAATCGTGTACGTCAAACGAGAGGAGATGCCGAAATGGCTGCGAAAACTAGCGTCGGGGTGACGTGGCGACCTGAGCCCAAACCAAAGCGGCGGACCAAGCCTGCGCCGTTTAATCACCGCAAGAAAGTCGGGCCGAAATCCAAATGGAGGAAACGATGAGCCTCGAGACAAGTGCGCGATGGCATGCCCACTGGCTAAAGATCGCCAGGGCGTATGCCGACCGCTCGAAAGACCCAAGCACCAAGGTTGGCTGCATTGCCGTCCGGGACCGAGCCCAGATCGCAGCCGGCTATAACGGCCTGCCTCGCGGTGTCGTCGATCACCCAGACCGATACGCCGATCGTGACACAAAGCTGGCCATGACTGTTCACAGCGAAGGCAACCTTGTCGCTGACGCCGCCAGACGCGGCGTAAGCCTGGACGGCGCAACTGTCTACATCACGCATCCTCCGTGCAGCCATTGCGCAGGCCTGCTGATCCAAGCTGGCGTCGCGAAAATACTGCACCCACCGGTCGAGCGAGAGTTTCTTGCTCGCTGGGATCAAAAAGTCCAGCGGCAAATGTACTTGGAAACGGGCGTGCTCTGCATGGAAATCAGCGAGGAGATCGCATCATCGTGACCGGGATCATCACGACATACTACGGCCTTGAGGCCGACCGAACGGCGGAAATCTATCATTCGCTTGAGGGGTACTCGGTCGTCTGCCGAGAGGGCAGCGATATCATTAGTTGCGTGACCGCGCCAAGCCGCGGAGATGCGGATGCGGTTGCAGAGGAATGGACACGATGCACGAAGAAGTAAAACTAACCGGCTACAGCCGCAGGATCGGCGCACAGCCTGATGAGACGCTTGGCGACCAGATCGCCTACTATGCCCGCGTGAGTAATCCGACATCGGCGGATATGGGCAAAGGCAACGACAAGTTGATTAGCTATCTGATCCGGCACAAGCACTGGAGCCCGTTTGAGATGGTGTCAGCGACCGTGAAGATCACAAGCACGCGTGACATCATCCGTCAGATATTGCGGCATCGCTCGTTCTCGTTCCAGGAGTTTTCTCAGCGGTACAGCGCAACCGAGACCACCGGAGCCGTGCGAGAAACGCGGCTACAGGACCACACCAACCGTCAAAACAGCCTGGAAACTGACGACAAAGCGCTCGACGACTGGTGGGTCGAGAAGCAGCGCGCGGTCATGGGCAGCACTTTCGAGCTTTATGACCAAGCGTTGAAGCGCGGCATCGCCAAAGAACAGGCGCGCGCGATCTTGCCGGAAGGTCTGACGCGCAGCACGATATTTATGTCCGGCTCAATCCGGTCATGGCTTCACTATTGCGAACTGCGCACTGGGCCGGAGACGCAGAAGGAGCACCGCGAGATCGCTGCTGCGTGCGCAGTCCAGATCGCCCGCGTATTTCCCCAGATCGTCGGAGTGTTGCAGCATGACTGACGCGCTATACAACGAGGTTGACCCCTATCCAGCGGCCTGGCTGCGCAACCTGATCGCTGCCGATCACATCCCGCCGGGGCATGTCGATGAGCGCAACATCGCCGATCTAACCGCGAACGATGTGAGTGATCGCGCCCAAGTCCATTTCTTTGCCGGCATCGGAGGATGGAACCATGCCTTGGAATTGGCCGGATGGCCAGCAGCTAGACCTGTTTGGACAGGATCATGCCCCTGCCAGCCCTTCTCAGTCGCCGGGAAAGGACTCGGAACCGACGACGCCCGCCATCTCTGGCCCGAAATGCGCCGCCTCATCGGCGAGTGTCGTCCTCCAATCGTCTTTGGAGAGCAAGTTGCAGGCCGCGCTGGACGTGAATGGCTCGCCGGAGTACGCGCTGACTTGGAAGAACTGGGTTATGCAGTCGGGGCCAGCGATCTGTGCGCTCCGGGCGCGGGCGCACCGCATATCCGTCAGCGTCTCTATTGGGGTGCAATCAGGCTGGCCGACGCCAACCAGCGGGAACGCGGATGGGCCGCAAATGGCCAAGGGCGCCAGCACGACGGGCAGACGACCGGACGGCAGCAAGGCGACGGTTTCGCTCAATCAAGTGGCGCAAGCGGCTGGGCCGATTCAGTCTGGCACGAATGCCTTGACGGAAAAGCCCGCCGGATACCGTCTGAACCCGAACTTTTCCCGCTGGCTGATGGGGTTCCCGGCAGAGTGGGCCAACTGCGCGCCTACGGCAACGCCATCGTCCCGCAAGTCGCGGCGACGTTCATAACAGCTTTCATGGGGGCATGTAATGAATAATAACCGCTTGGAAATCATGGACGGCTTCCGCCAGCGCCTGCAACGAGCCATGGATGTCCGCGGTTATTCGCAGCACGACACCGCCCGCGCGACTACGCTTTCTCGACAGGCGATCACGCAGATGGTTGCCCCGGAGACATGTCATCGGGCTCGCAAGATGGGGCCTAAACTATATCAACTAACGCTGCTGGCTGCCGGACTGCGGGTCGATCCAGGCTGGCTGGCGTTTGGCTATGGCAACCCGCCGGAGGCTAGAGACTGATGCAAATCCGACACGAAACGCTCATGCGGATATATCGGCAGACGCAGGACATCTGCGACAAGAAAGAATTGCTCATATCAGACGTGATGCGCCTGATCGAAAAGGCGATAGAGAGCAACGAACGCGGGTATTCACTGGCCCTAGAAATTCCCCATCAGTGGACGGATCACTCGCTCCACACCATATTTTTGCCGCTGGACGAGGCTGAGTTCAGCGACCGAATTGACGAGGCGTAAATTTACGCTGAACAAACGCTCGATATGCGCCAACGGGATCTCGCCGAGGCTGTGGAGGGCTTGGCGGGGTCCGCTCGGTTAGATCCATTATAGGCCTAAGAAACGCATCAGGCTGCGGCATAGGGATTTTATATGCCGCCTGATTCTTCGGCATATCGAGCGGACTTGCAAAGTCAGGTAATCGGTCGCGCTTACCGTATTTTTCCAAAATTGTCGAAACATATTTTTGAGTCTCCCGAAACGGCGGGATGCCGCCATATTCTCTAACGCGACGGGGGCCGGCATTGTATGCCGCCAGGGCCAATCCGATATCGCCACCAAATGCGTCGATCTGCTGGCGCAAATAGCGAGCGCCTCCCCGCAGGTTATCGACCGGGTCGTATGGATCGACGCCAAGCTCTCTGGCCGTGCTTGGCATTAGCTGGGCCATACCAATAGCGCCCTTGCCAGCGTCCGGTGGATTTTCCCGGAAGCTGCTTTCCCGGCCAATCACTAGTTCGAAAAGGTCTGGGTCAACCCCTTCCATTTCTGCAATTTGGCGGATCAGCGTGCTGTACTTTGACGGCATTACCACTTCTCCCTATCGGCCCAATACGCCGCCGACATTTTTCCCTTGGCGATGTTTTTTGCATGGCGGGCCTTGAAGGACGCCCGCTTTTTCTTCATCGCCTCGCTCTCGCCTTTTTTGGGCGCGCCAGCGGTCTTGGCACCTTGCTCGCCAAAACGGATCGTCTTGATCTTGTCGCCGACCTTGGCCACGACAATGTGGGACTTTTTCGGGTGGCTAGGTGTCCGTTTCGGCTCGTTATAACCGGACACGCCGGCTCGTTTTAGGCGTGCGTCGTCAGGCATCTGGGATATCCATCATCTCAAAATGTGGTGCGTCAATAAACGGGCGGCGACCTTTAGACCGCCTGTCGTCGATGTATGACTGCATAGCGGCCTCCATGGACCCGTACCACGCGCAAATGTCCCCAACGCTCCAAGCCCCGCCCCAGACAATCCTAAGACCTGTTCTTAGGGCAGCGGCCCTAATAGCGGCCGCAATCTCGTCGTAGACAGATAGTTCCCAAGAAACTCGGCCATTAATATAGGCTACCAGATCCACCGCATGGCCGGTCAGATGTTTTGATTTCATGGTCTGGCTGGCACCGACGCGGACCAATTCTTCCTGGCGCTCGATTGACCGGAGCCCCTCAGTAACGCCAAAATCAATGGCCGTCAGAGAGATCGCCTGTTTGACAACGTCGGCAAGCCGTCCATCGACGCCATCCAAACGCGCCAAAGATCGATCAGACAGAGCAAATGTCATTTTTTGAGCGTTCCGGCTATTTTCTCGCCTGATCGACCGATCACATAACCGCCAACGCCGATCATCAGTAGGTTCCAAAGCTCGTCCGGAAGCGGGATGCTAAGAGCCACTTGCTGCCCAAGCGCGTAGTTGATTATCACCGTCGCAATTGGCGCGAGCAAATAATTCCAGCCGACGATAGCCGTGATCGTTAGCATCAGGATCGGACGCCACGTCGCTGTGATCGTATGCTCCGATTTGGCCTCGGCCATAACGACCTGCGCCGCTGCCTGCTCGATGGCGTGGCTGTTGGTCACGAGCGCCATGTTCAATTCGCGCTCGATCTCGGCCCGTTTGTTCTGGTCTTCCGGCAAGATCCGACCTAGGACGTCTCCGACAAGTGGAGCCAGAATAGGTAGCAATGCGCCAATCATGCGCAGACCTTTCGCTTAATATGCTCGATGTCTTTCAGGATACTGGCAATCTCGCGAGCCCTAGCTTCCATCTTTTCGGGCGATAGCATGGATGACAACACCTGCACGCGCTGCCCCATGACCTCTTGCTGCGTCTGGGCGCGGTCGGTGGTGGCGTCCAGCTTGCGCAGCCGCTGCTCTACATCTGCCAACGTCTCGATGACGGCTTGCAGCTTAGTTTTGACGATTACGGCGGCAGACACGACTGACACGAGCATGCCGCCCAAAGTCAGCAGCAACTTGAAGTCTACATCCATTTGCGTCTAGCCCATTCCACGATGCGGATTGATGTCCATATGATGGAAAGGCCAGCGGCGACGGCAGGCAATATCTCCACCAGACTGCCGATCACAACAGCCATGGAGAGCAGGTCGCCTGCGCTTTTTGCCGCTTCGTCGTTCATCAGATGCGCGATGGCCAGATGTCGTAGCCATTCATCGAGGCAACAACAGTCCCCGAGGTGTAATCCCCGGTGGCCACACCGACCCGGTAATAGTTCAGGATCGGGTCATAACCGACCTCTTCCGAGGGCGCGGTCCAGGTGTCCACGTCGCGCCAAGTCGAGCCATCCTCGGAACGCTGAACGGTGACAGTGGCCGAGAACGTGCCGCTGATGGAAAGGTTGAAGCTGCCAACCACCTGGATCGCGGGCGACCAAGTGTTCTGTGCAGCAGCGGATACTGAAGTTCTTGGCATGGTCGCCTCCTTAGAACCGATATGAGAAGTTGAAGTAGACTTCTTGATTGGAAGTCGATGCAATGTTCATGCGGAACTCGGCTCGATCCGCAGCAGTCCCTGCATAGACCGCTCCGGGAGACTGCGCCGATCCGCTCCGACGCGCAGCCGTCCCAGCCAATTCTCCGATCAACGCAAGATCGTCAGGGATGGGAAGCGACAATGCCCAGACCGTGTCACCGGTTGCTGTCGCATCAACATCCACGCGCCCGGAAACCTGCACAACATTCCCGATCTGAACCCATGTGCATTCATAGGCCGTCACCGCATCGCAGTTGGTTATCCCAGTCGCCACTGGTGTGTATGTTCCGCTGTCGATGTTGCCACCACTGCCGGGAACAAAGCTGATGGAATTGAAAACTGGATTGCGCCCGAAAACGCCACCTTGTTGCCTGATCGTCATTTGCCTACCTCTCCACATTTTTCGCGCAAGCGCAGGATTTCAGAATAAGCCCACTGGCAGGCTTCACCAATGGGCGTCGAGACATTGCTCGTCGTGCTGTTGGGGGTGGTCGCCTTGAGCGTGTTCATATGATTTTCCATCAGACCACAATCCTCAATTCGCCAGTTGCGGTCTTGTAGATTTGCCCAGCAACCAACCCGCCTGTGAGTGCCGCAGCGTTGTCAGCGTAGGTCGAAAGGTGTTTGGCTTCAAGCGTTCCCGACGCACGGGCGGCGAAAGCGTTGGATGGCGTCCCAGAATTACCGCGCCCAACCTGAAACAGCACATCATCCGACTGACCTGTGGTATATTCCGAGAACTTGCCGACCGCCGCGCCATGGTCATCCGCGATGGTGTGACCGCGTCCAGCAGCGAAGCCGTATGGTGCGTTCAGAGCGTTCTGGAAGCCAAAGCCTGCCCCATAATCACAACTGCTGTTGGTTGACAGTTCGCGACCGTAGAGGATCGTGTAGTTCGATAGGTTGTCGGTCCAGACGTTGTAGCCTCCGCAGAAGGTATAGTTGCCATCGGGATAGCAGGCATAGCCCCAAGCCAGCGATCCGGTCGCGGCCACTCCACTGATGGCCGCGCCGTAGGTCACCACGACGTTGTCCGTTCCAGGAGGCGGCGCAACGGTGAATGTGATCGTCTGGCCAGAAACCGTATAGTCTGCGGGATCGGCCTGCGCCACGCCGTCAACCGTGACCGACGCGATGGTCGCGCCGCGATAGACCAGCGTGAAAGCCAGCGTTGATCCATCGCCAGAGAAAGTGTCTGTCAGGCTTACACCACCAGACCGGCTCTGCCAGTTCATCAGCGTGTCAAACGAAGCAATCACCGTGCCATCGGAAACAGAGGCGTTGCCGTTGCCACGGTTCCAGAACAGGCCGTCGTTGTCCTCGTTGTTGAACCGCTCGTTGTTCAGGATCGCAGGGCCGATATTGTCATACCCGCCAGCCCAAAGGCTGTCGCCAAGCCAGTGGGTGTAATCACCTGAGCCAGTTTCCTGATAAGTGGTGCGCAGCGCCCGCGTCGAGAGATAGCGCCACTGGCCATTGCTTTTGTTCGAGAAGTGCCGCAACGCAGCAGAAATCTGATAGCGGTCGTGCAGCGGCGACATGCCCATGATAAAGAACGGCGTCCATTCATCGACCCACGTCTCGGCCTTGAATTGAGAATCAAGTGTCTCAATGTTTGATAGATACCAAGCAAAGGTTTGAGTGAAGTCCTCTTCACCTTGCGCCCAGATCAGCGCGTCGATGGTGTTCTTGCTGATCGAGGTGAACGGGGTCGTGCTAAGTGCATTTTGGATTTTGGTTTTAAGCGCAGCATAGCGCGTCGAAGAAGTGCCACTGCCGACCCATTCAGTGATTGATTTACCACCCACTGCATCGAAAACAATGTAGACCTCACGCCCGGTTTTTTCCGCAAGATAGTGCGCCGCGCCAAGGGAAAAGTTGTTGTTTCCGCTGTTTCCATCTGGTGTGCTGCGGGTCCAAGGCAAAGCGGTGTATTGACCACCAGACACCCAAGCCCCGGTCACTGCATCCCAAGTCTTTACCAACGAATTGGACGGGTTCGGACCACCGTTATTGATGCCCTCGGCATTCGACTGCCCAGCAATGGCAATCAGGATCGGATCAGTCCCGATGTAATCGTCAGCGCGCTCAATCAGATCATCCAGCGCATCCGCGACAGTTCCTGCACCATACCCGACAAGCGTTGCCCCAGTTGGCAATGCAAGATCACTACGCAAGTCACCAACAGATGTCGCATTCGCCACTGTGAACACCAAAACGCTATTTTTGTCGCGCACCGTCAGCGAAAAATCTTCCTGCGATGTATAGACCCGCGCAGGCGAGCCATTCCGCACGATGTAGCCATTCGAGGTCCGCAGCGGCTGCGCCGCAGGGATCGTCAGGGCATCGTCAAAGTAGACGGTCAGCGGGCTTGTCTCAGGGTTCAGGTTTGCGGTGCCCACATAAACGAAGCCATTGTCGAGCGGCGAACCATCCCGATCAAAGAACTGCTGAAAGGGCGACGTGATTTGCAGGCTCATCTTCTAATTCCCACTCGATATTTTGATTGCGGGCGTCATTGCTTTTTCTCAGGCCTGTCTTCGACCGATGCTTTTGCTCGCATGGTTGCCGTAACACGCTTGATGAGTTCGGCCTCTTCCGGGCTCCCAACAGCAACCTGCGGGATCTTCATCAATAGATTTCGGACAGCCGTGCTCTCATACGCCCTGGCCAAGCCGCCCATGGTTATCCCAGAAACCATGGCCGAACCAACCCCGCCGAATAGATCGGTTAAGAAAGCTGCCCCAACAACCGGAACGGCCTGCAAACCAGTCGGCGGCGACACCGCGGCTTCTCCCGCGCGGGCTGTCATTTTCAAAGTCCGTAGCAAGCCTTCAATAGCTTGCAGTTCAGGGCCGGAGAACAATACGCCAATGGGCTTGCCCAATTTCTCGATATTGTTTTTCAGCCGATCAGGGCTGAGGTTCTCAAAATTACCGCCGGAGTTGAATAATGCTCTTTGCAGGACACCCATCTTTGCAATGCTCTTGCCGTCAGATGACAAGTTTCTGTAGAGCGTCTGCACGTCGCTTGGTTTGGAACTAAACAAAAGCGACTGTACGAGCTCAGGTGTTATCTTACCCTTTTCCAGGGCGCTTTTGAGCGACTTGTTCTCCAGTTCGCCAAGCATCTTACGAAGCTGTTTATTAGCGATGTTCCATTTATCATAATCGCGGCGTTGGCCAACGGCCCTGACAAAATCTCCCATATCCTCTCGAAGCGGCGCGTAAATGCTTGACAATACTTTTTCGCCAAAGTTTCTGACGCTTGCTAGATTTGGATCTTTGAACTGTTCACCGATCCATTTTCTCAATTCTTCGATTTCATCAAGTGAGCGACCCCGCGCCACTGTCTGAACAGTACCATCCGGCAATTCTATATCTCGAAGGTTGAGAAGGTCTGTCCGCCATTCTTGCAAGACATTTGCCACTGCATCCCTTTGTCCGCTAGGGGAAAGTCTTTCAATGTTAGCAATTTGCTCGTCTATTTTCGCAATTGTTCTGGATATATCAACCGTTCCCTGACCGGACAAACGACTGATAACTTCATCTTTCATATCGTTGTATTTGTTTATTCTTTCCAAGCGACGACCCAAAAGATCCTCAGAAATGCGGGAAATTATATCGTCGCCGACAAATGACGTGTCCTGGACCCCATAGCGCCGGAGAAGATCTCGGGCCGCCTCGACCCGTTCTCGCTGTTGTGCCGCTCGGACTGGGCCAGTCCCAACCACTGGGATCATCTCACCAGTACGTTGAGCCCAGCGCCCAAAGAATGTCTCTGGCCGAGCCACGTCAGTTGTTAACACTCGGACGCCTGCCTCTTCGGCCTCACGAACGGCTTGTGGAATATCAGCGGGACGCGCCCTAGTTTCTATGCCTGCACCACGCCCTCCGACAATGCCGCCGGCTAAACCAGCGGCAAGCTGGGCTCCAGGGCCACCACCTAATTCAGCAGCCGTTTGCGCAGCCCCGCCGGCAGCAGCACCACCAGCCATCTGCGCTCCTGGCTGCGCCGCCAACTGAGCGGCCAGGGTTGTTGCAGCCTGCGTGATCGGAGGCGTAGCCATCCTTGCGAGTGCCGCTTGCCCTCCAGCGCCCGTCAAACCTTCGCTTACGGCGCCCACAATGCGCTCAACGGCTGTCTCTGGCTCTGGAACGCCAATTTCTGTCAGTGCCTGCTTAACCTGATCGCGCAATGGCTTTATATTAGTGCCGATGGTCCAGTTCATAATCGCAGCAATGGGATCGTATGCGACCCCTAGCGTTCCCGCCGCACCTTGCGCGGCTTCGCGAGCGGTAAGACCAAGTTGTCGTCCGATACCGTCAAACGCCCCAGCGTAGTCGGTCGCCTGTGCCGGTGGCGTCTGTTGCGTCACAGGCAACGGCTGCTGAACCGCATCAGGAGTCTGCGGAGTGACCGGCAGCGGTGTTGGTGTCGGAGCAGGTGCAGCAGCAGGAGCCGGTCCTGCAACGGTGCCGCCGAACTGTCGTGCGAGTGCTTCGTAGTCGGTTGCCATCAGGGGGCTCCTGCTGCTTTCTTGAAAGCGTCAGCCGCCTGCTGATTCGGGAACGTAAACACCTGGCCGTTGGGAGCCGTTACCGACACAGGTGCGCCAGAATTTGCCGGTGCTGACGCTGGTGCTGACGCTGGTGCTGACGCTGGTGCTGACGCTGGTGCAGAGGTTGGTGCAGAGGTTGGCGTTGCAGTAACAGCACGAGTTCCGAACACGTTTACAGGGTTCAGGTCATAGTTTTTGATGATTGCCTCATAGCTATTACGAACAGGGCCTTCCTGATCCTGCGCCGCTTTGAGGTATAGTCCTGCAAGGCGCTGGAAGTCGGCGCGCTGATCTGCGCTGAGGAACTGACCGTTCTCAACCTTTGTTGCGATTGCTTTGAGACGCGCCAACATGCCACCAGCATTTGCAGCCGTCGCAAATTCCGTCTCACGCACCACAGAACCGGGATCGAGCATCTTCATGAACGAAGTCACAAGTGCGATGTCACCGGCGCCGCTGTTGTCTGCCGCCGATGTCTGGATGATCTGGAAATTGCGCTCTGCGGCAGCGAGATCCTCAATACGCTTGGTGTATTCGCCACGAAGGCGAGCCTCCTCAGCGATCTTCTGCTGAAGCGTCAGACTCCCACCAGACTTTGCCTGATTCTCTTCAATGAGCATGGCCGTGGTGAGAACGGATGACGGTAGAAGACCAGACCGAACGTCTTGAGCGAGTTTCCCAAGTGGGGAAGCCCCTTCAAGCGTAGGCTCGCCAAAGTCAAAGTCGCCGGTCAGTAAAAAACGCTGTCCTTTCTTGGAATTGATGTCGACCCCGGCTATCCTTAATTGCTCCAAACGAGTCCGTGTTTCAGCGGTCATTCCCTGCTGCTGAGGATAAAACTGCTCAAAGAACGCCTTAAATTCCTCTCCACCCATGCCATTAACCAATGTCATGCCAACTGACGCCCTCGCCGCATTTAGTCCACCGGGCTTGTCAAGCATGAGGCGAATTGACTGCGCACTATCAGCCGCACGGTTATCACCAGCGTTTCTGTAGGCGTCAATGCGCTCGCCGAGCATCTGTTTGGCCAGATTGATATCGTCTACGGCAAGTACATTAAAGAGTTGCTGACCAAACCTTAGTTCGTTCGCAGACCGCTCCGCGCCGAATGTCTTTTGCATCGCGCCGATCTGCTGACCGAATGCCGGGTTTGCTGCCAACGCGCTCATGTAATCGCCAGAGGTTGCGTTGTTCCCAAGGCGCGCCAGGTTCTGCAAAGCGTCCATGCCGCTTTGGCGTTCCTGCGCCACACGTTGTCGCTCCTGACGTTCCTCGTCAAACCGGCGCAGCGCCTCAACGTCGCCATAACCCCCGCGGAACGCCGCAATCGATTTAGCAAATGGATCGCCAATATCAATAAAGTAATCTGATGCAGGCATAGCGATCTCCCTCCTAGAACCCAAGTACGCCAAGTGATTGGCTGGCAGGAATGCCGCTTCTCAACGCATCATATCCGCCGGATAAATATCCGCCCCATCCACCAGCCGGTTGTGCAGGAAGTTCTGTTCCGCCACGGCCGCCAGTCAGACCTCCCAACACACGATTCAAGCCCTGGCCGATGCCTTGTATGCCCTCTGCGTTGTACGCCCCAGCGGCGGTAATGCCCCCAGCCGTTGCCGTTCCCGCGCCGATCAGAGCGTTTGCGATCCGCGTCGCTTCGTTCTCGCGCGCCTGACCTATCGCCGCCGTTGTCTGTCGGCCAATATCCGCCAGTCCGCCCAAGCGGCCATACTGTTGCTGCAAAAGCTGGGACAATACCTGCGGTCTGTACTGCGCCAGTGCGCCCTGGACGTTGCCGCCGCGCACTCCGCCAGTCGCCGCCGCACGCTGTAGAATGCTCTCCTCGCCCTGACGGACCAGCGCCTGAAACTCAGGACCAGCCTGGACGCCTGAGATATATGCCTGTTGCGCCTGCGGGCCAGATAGCCCAGATGCCGCCATCATCTGTTGCAGCGCCGGATCACCAACATCAGCATATGGCTGGAGCAGAGCAGCAATGTCCGCATAAGCGCCGCGCGCCTCTTCAGCGGCCTGCCGATAAGCCGCGGCTTCCGTTTGAGATGCACTTTTGGCGGCTTTCGCTTGCTTGTTGCTGGAAATAAGTGAAGTTCCAGCGCTGACAGCTGCTGAGCCAATTACTCCTACAACCGGATTAGGCATTGCAAAACTCCGATATATATTCGTTCAAATCTTCGCCATATAGGCTCAAAACGGTCGGCGCTATGGTCTGCGCCACGTCTCTGCCGTGGCAAAGATGAACGACAAACGCGATCAAATCATAATAGCCCGCACGCCACATATATGTCTTGGCGTCCGCATTTCCTGCTCGCTCTATAGCGTCAGATGCCTGCCATTTCAGGATCTGCGTAGCCAAAACTGGTATCAATAAAGCGGATCTCGATGCAAAAAACGGGTTCGCCGGCATCTCAACCAATGTCGCCCAGATGACCCGATCAAGATCGTCCCGGTCGATCCTGTCGCCATCGGCGACGTCGTCGAAAAGCTGGATGCACGCCCATATGTCCAACAGCCATTGCGCTGCTTCCTGCGGCAGCGATAGCGTCGTCAAAAAATGATCTTTTAATGCCGAGGCGTGCAAGTGCTGCCCTCTTTTAAGATCGGGCTGCTGGCTGCCTACATTCTCAGCCCCAGCATTATGCCTAATTTCTTCCGGTCTGTCCACTATACTGTCTCCCGCCCGGATGCCCGTATGGTGAGAGTTGCGGCAGCGCTCGCAATCGTCGAGATGTAGTCGCCAACCTTGAGGACGTGGCCCACAAGTTCTGGGCAGGTGTAGCTTTCGCCAACGTCGAGGCTTCGGGCGTTGACTATCAAATTGGCTGCCGACACCGCGCCCAGATTTGTCACCACATTGATTGAGATCGTAGCCGTAGCCGCGCCCGTATTCGTGACCGTCATTTTGTCTATGACAGCGTCAACATCGGTCGCAGTATATTGGATTGTCTGCGTAGCCTCGGCCTGCTTTGGCTCGATCAAGACCGCCAGGGTTGTCGTCATTGCTGTACCTGCGTCACGTTAAGTGTACATGCCGGCGATGCCGGCGCAAACGCCGTTGCCGCCACGGCTTCGAGCGTTACGTTCACGTCGCTAGACGCCCACATAAGTTCAATGTAGTCGCCGTTTTGCAGTGAGAAGAAATCACTGCGACCCACCGGCATATAGCCATTGTTGATGTCGGTCGTGACGATGAACGATGAATTCGGGTGGTCTGTTCCGTTCTTGCGATACCAAAACCACACATTTTTGGCCGATGCGCTGCTAGATGCAAGCTGGAAGCTGGGAGAAAAATCGTATAGGCCGCTCAATTCCACGACGATCCGCGATGGATATGTCCCATCAATCGATATGCCGCTTGACACAGATGTAGCATCGAATTCAATCGGGTATGCTGTATTGGCTGCGGCTGGCGTCTGGTTGACCGTTACTTCGAACTGGCCGTATCGTTTTTGCTGTTCGACGGTCGGCCTGACAAAAAGCTCTCCCACCGTCGCACTAACCTGCAACACAGCCGCCAGAGGCACCACGTTGTCGGGTGCCGTTGGCTTGACATTTGTGAACGCCCCAGCCGTTGTCGGAGAGGCATATAATACGTCGCCTTGCGCCCACGTCTCGCTGACTGCCGATCCGGTCGTGTCTATCCCGCGAACGTGACCCCAGGTCGTGCAGTATCCGATCTGACCAGTGTCTGGCAGGTCGTGCGTCATCACTCCAAGGATATAGAGCGTTGGCTGAGACCCGTCCGCAAGATACGGCGTCACCAAGAGTTGATTGCCCGGCCCAACCCCGGCAAATCCGACAACGCTGCCGTTCGGGATTGTCACGCCGGTCGTGTTCTGCACGCGCGCGTATGTTTCCAGCCCAACCTGCTGGACCACATCGTAGTCCATGCCGATGTCGAGCGTCTGATCGCTGTCGTTCCACGCCAGACGCCGCGTCTTAGACGCGCCAGATTGCAGTCGCCGGAAGTCGAGATAGTCTAATGTTGACGCGCTCGGCTGATAGGACGTTGCAGCATCGAACGCTGCGCTGGCGGACAATGAATTGGCCTCTACCAGGATCGTTAGCGCCGCAACATCGGATGGCGTCAATTGGCCAGAAACAATGAACAAGCGCTCTAACGCCTTGATTAGTTCAGGATCGCGCCCAGCTATCGACGCGATCTGGTTCCTGGTAGGTGTGATCGGGTCTGCCATTATCGGGCCAGCGCCTCAATTCGCGCCTCTAGCGCAGCAATGGCGATAGGGGCGTCTGACGTGCCTCTGAAGCGCTGCATGCGCCTTGTCCGCATCCACCCTTGCTGAAGCCAAACCAAGCGCTTGTCGCGCGCCCCGGAGCCTCCTGCGCGGATCGGCTTTTCAACGCTCCAGGTTTGTCCGTCCAGGCTGTATTGGGTCCAGATCGTCGGGTCAACACCGAATGCCGTCGCCCCGGTTAGGCCAACTAGTTCCAGTTCGTGAAAGATCGCGCCGGCATTTTGGTTGTAGACAATCGTTGTGCCAAAATCCCAGCCGATAGTATCGCCCCAGTGCGTGTTCACGTTGTTGTGATCCAGGAAGCCAAACTGCGATGTCGATGGATGCCCGACATTCCACCGATCATATGCCCAGACCATGGATTGAGCGTTCCAGATGCCGTCTCCGACCAGGGTGGATGCCAGAGAAAACCAGACGGGTACCGACATAACCCGGCTCGCGGAGCCATCAAAAACAAGCGTATGACGCGCCAGATGGATCACAAGCTGATCGTGGAAAAGGTATATCCGCTCTTCCAAGTATGCGTTGGACAGTTCGGCCTCGGTGTATCCAGACAGGATTTCCTCTATCTCGCGCGATGCGATCTTCTGGGCAGTGCCGTTGACACCAAGCCAGACAGATGGCGCTTCATTGCGACCACCGCCAACGAACGCAATTGCGTCCATAAACTGGCAGCAGGCGTGCGTGCCAACGCATCCCTTTTGTATCTGAGCGCCAGGGACGCGCTGGAACGGAAATCCGGTCGTGCCGACGTTGTCAAACACCTCGATGGTGTTGCGATTAAGCGCGTAAACTTCGTTTCGCAGTTTGACCAGCGCCTCAATGGGATCTGGATCAGCTTCAGCCGACCCATATTTAAGCGGGTTGACTGCAAACGGATCGTCCAATTCCGTTATGACCAGGAACTCTCCATCGGTCGTCATATAGTAGCCATCGACCCAGACGACATCCAGGACTGTCCCCAGGTCCGGGTCCGTCACTCGCGCCAGTGTCGTTCCGTCATATAGATACAGCCGACCGCTAGACGCGATTGCCAGATAATCGAAACCGTAATCGAACGTGACCCTGCCCCCGGAACCAACTTCGCCTATGATCGTGACGATATTGTCTTGGCTGATAGAGACCAGTTTCGTTCCCATGACCCGGTACAGCGTACCGTTCCAGTTGATCCCACCCCGATCCGTTCCTGGGCCTGTCCCCAATTCGACAATCCCGTCGCCTGGGCGCAAATAGCCTTGGCTTATGCCGTTCTGCTTGGGGACCGGCACCAGATTGCGAGGATATGACGTGCGGAAATCTGGAGACCCGTCCGCATAGATACCGTTCAGGATCGGGATCTGCATGGTCTAGCCCACACGATACCAGGAGACATTAACCGCGTCGTAGCGCATTGTGAAAAAATCATTGGCCGCCAATGTCGTCGGGGCGCCTGTGACGGTCGTGCCGCCAGCCGATACCGTCAACGTGGTAACCGCCTGCGTGCAGTTTACGCTGACCTCTGCCCTGTCGCCAGGGGCAGTCGGCAACACAATGGTGCCGGCTGCGAACCCAGCCGTCGGCGTCAATAACAGCCAAGTGTTGCCAGCCGAAACAGTCACAGAGAAGCCTGTAGACGACGGAGACGCATATTGCGTAGTCAATGTGCCTGGGATCGACAGATTGCTCTGCATGTACGTCTGGAGCGTGCTTATGGACGCCTTGCGGGCGTCCCCTGAGTTCTGCACATAAACGGGAAGCTGGTCTCCAGGAGACAGCGTATCGACCGATGACAGTTGGTTGATCGTGGCCATGATTTACTCCAGTTCTAGGACGCCATCAGGCCCAGCCTGAAGCGGATCTTGCGGCGGGACAAGGAATGGATCGTTGTAATAGCGCCAGCCTTTGTTGCCTGCGCCAGACGGGATCGTCCCGTCGCCAAGTTGTTGTTCAACTATCTGGGCCGATGTCATCAAAAGCTGTTTGTACGCCATCGTGGCCGCGGCTTTGGTCTCCGGCGCGATTGCCCGACCGTAACCTGGGCCAAGCCTGATCGCCAAGTTCAGCGCCATAGCCTCGATGGCCATGTCGGTAACGCCGCTTTCTTGATCTAGGTCGCTAGATCCCGGCGATGACGGCAGCGCATAGCCAATGCGGATGCCTTTGCCGTTCCAGGTCGCCATCATGTTGTCGAGCCGGCGAAGCGCGCTATTAAGCTGTTGCGGCTGCAAGTCGAAGACGTAGCCGGCTAGGCCGATTTCGTCGAACGCCTGCTCGATGATGTTCCGCTTCGTCCAGCCCATAGTCTATTCCTCAGTTTTTTTGCGACGCGACCGCTTCGGAGCCGGCGCGGGCTCAGGACCGTTCTTGGCCTCATCGGTCGTCAATGCCCAGCCATCGGCCAGATGTTTTTCGACATCCGCCTCGTTTACGACAACATAGTCGTAAAACCCGCCATGCAGAGCATGATGGCCAGGGTGTTTGTACA